TTACCGACTGAAGTTAGAAATAAAATGGGTTATATGGCCGATGGAGGCATGGCTCGTGTTCAGGGAACCCCTCCTGCTCAAGTTAAGGGTTTTACTTACAATGACAATGATGGAAAAGGAACATTTTAATGCGTGGAAGAACAATTTCTGATAATGATCGTGCTCGTGCAAAGCGTATAATGATGGACGAGTCTGGAAGAACAATTTCTGATGCTGATCGTCTTCGTGCAATGCGTAGAATGAGTGGTTCTATGATGTCTGACAATGATCGTCGTTTAATGCGTAGATTATTAGAAAGTTCCCCCTCAGACAGTGATACTGAAGCTTCTAAGAAACGTATGCTTGAAGAAATGCTAAACCGCAACGATGGCGGCATGGCTATGAAAACGAGGGTTTTCTAATGGGAAGCACTTTAGAGGATCAAAAAGAAGAAGTTTCTGATGCTGATGTTATCGAGGCTATGGGAATAACTACTTCTAAAGAAGAAGAAAATCCTTATGATGTTGAACAGTCCATGATTATTCTTAAAAAATCTACTCCAGAACAATCAGAAAAAGCTAGAGAAAAATTAGAAGTTCAAATGTATGAAATGGGTGGGTCTGTAGACGAACTTGGTTACATGCATGGTGGAGTTATGAAAGAAACTAAACGTGGACCTATCAAGTACTCTAAAGGTGGGGCCATAAAAGGTAAAAACTTTAGAGGATCTTTTTAAAAATGGCAGATCCAACGACCTTTGCTTATTCTATCTTAAAATCTATACAAGGTCGCATAGAATTAACCCAAGACTCAATCCTTCACGGCAATCCTAAAGACATGGAGTCTTATAGGCAATTAGTCGGAGAACTAATAGGATTAGAGTTTGCAGAACAAGAGATTAAAGATCTCTTGCAGTCATCGGAGGACTAATGGCTAAAACACTATACGTTCCAGATCATATTATGGATTCGCAAAAGAAAGCTAAATCTAAAAAGAAAAGTAAAGAAGCAAATGTAACATCAGCTTACATTAATAGAGATGATAAAGTTCTTGACCCTTCTCTTGTTTCCAAAAAATTAAAAGAAAGACTTCCACAACCTACAGGATGGCGACTTCTTGTCATGCCATACATGGGTAAAGCCACAACAGAAGGAGGTGTTTATATTCCTGATTCAGTTCGTGACAGAGAAGCTCTTGCTACTGTGGTGGCGTATGTATTGAGGGTTGGTCCTCTTGCTTATCAAGATCCCAGTAAATTTGGCCCTGAAGTTAATCCTTGGTGTAAAGAAGGAGATTGGGTATGTATTGGCAGATATGCTGGTGCTCGATTTAGAATTGATGGAGGGGAAATCCGAATCATTAATGATGATGAGGTTATTGCTACTATTTTAGAACCTGACGATATTAAACATGTATAGAAAGAAGAAAGTGACCATGGAGATAAACCATGCCTGAAGAAACTAAAATTGATATTGGTGACACTGAAGAAAATGCAGTAGATGTAAATCTTTCAGAGGATTCCAAAGAAGAAGGTACTGAAACTACTAAAGTATCTGCTGAACCAGCTTCTGAAACGGAACTTGATGATTATAGTTCTGGTGTAAAAAGCAGAATAAACAATTTGACAAAACGTTTTCGAGAAGAGGAACGTCAAAAGCAAACAGCTATTCAATATGCTGAAAATGTTCGTAAGGAAAATGATAGTTTAAAAGAACGTATTCAATCCTTAGATAAAGGCTATCAAGAACAGTTTGAAAGCAGAGTTTCTAATCAAATTGAATCTGCAAAAGAAATTTTAAAGCAAGCTCATGAGACGGGGGACGTTGATAAAATTGTTGAAGCTCAAGAAGCTTTAGCAACTCTCAGTGTTGAAAAGGGAACTTTAAAAGCTGTTAGAGCGGAAAAAGAAAATGTTTCACGTGAAACATCTGAGGAAAAAAGTAAAACAACATCAGCACCTTCTGCCCCTCCTGCTCCTCCTGCCCCTCCTCCTGATCCTAAAGCCGAAGCTTGGGCGCAAGAAAATGACTGGTTTGGTCAGGATGAAGTTATGACATATGGTGCTTTTGGTATTCATAGACGATTAATTGAAGATGAAGGGTTTGACCCTCAGTCTGATGAATACTATGCTGAATTAGACAAAAGACTTAGATCTGAATTTCCTCAGAAGTTTGATGTTAAGTCTAAAAATAACGGGGGAAGCCGTAAGGTTGCGTCAGCCGAGTCTTCTGCATCCCGCAATAGAAGTGGACGAAAAACTGTGCGATTAACACCTTCTCAAGTTGCTATTGCAAAGAGGTTAAATGTACCACTTGAAGAATATGCTAAATATGTGAGGGATTAATCATGAATACTGAGAACACAACTCGCCAAAAGTCTACGAGAACGCCAAGAGCCAATCAAACTCGTGCAAGGCAAGCACGCAATGAACCTTGGAAGCCACCGTCCATGTTGGACGCACCGCCAGCTCCAGAAGGATACAAGCATCGGTGGATTAGGGCTAACGTGATGGGTTTTGATGACCGTAAAAACGTATCAGCAAGATCTCGAGAGGGATGGGAACTGGTTCGTGGTGATGAATACCCTGATTTTGAAGCTCCAACTATTGATGACGGTAAACATGCTGGTGTTATAGGTGTAGGTGGTCTTTTACTTGCAAGGATTCCGATTGAGGTTGTTGAGCAACGTGACAAATATTTTCGTGACATGACCAACAATCAAATGGCTGCTGTTGATAATGAGTTAGCTCGTGAACAACATCCAGCAATGCCTATCAGTAATCCTGAAAGGCAGTCTCGTGTAACTTTTGGAGGTCCTCAAAAAGAGGACTAGGAGATAGAAAATGGCTAACAGTAATGGAAGCTTTGGTCTACGCCCTCTAATTAAACAGGGCAGTGCCGCTAACTCCACTGGTACTAATAACTATCCTTTCTATGAAATTGCTAATGGCAATACCAATAAAATTTACTCAGGAACACCTGTCATTCCCCTTTCAACGGGATTTATTGACGTTGTAGGTGCGGCTGCAGGTGGAACAGTTGGTTTGCTTGGTGTATTTCAAGGATGCGAATATGTTTCTAGTACCACTGGAAAACCCGTGTTCAGTAGGTCCTGGCCGGGGTCTGGGGCTGATAGTAATCACCCCGTAAAAGCGTTTGTTAATGATGATCCAATGCAACTTTATGTAATTGCAACGGATGCTTCTTTAACCAATGAAGCTGGAGCTCGTGCTGCAGTTTTTGCAAATGCTAATTTCTCAACCGCTACAACAGGAACGGATTCTACTGGCGTTTCTCTTGGCCGTTTGGCTGTGAGTACTATCGCTACAACAGCCGCTCTTCACATGCGGATTATGGGTTGGGTAGACGATCCTGAGAACGCTGATTTTGCAGCCGCTGGCATTGGCATGGTCGTACGCTTAAACAATCACTTTAACAGTAACAACGGTGCTATCGTAGCTGGTACTCCGTCAACCACTGGCGTATAGGAGGATTAGAAAATGGCTATTAGTAGAGCCCAACTAGCTAAAGAGCTAGAGCCAGGTCTCAACGCCCTTTTCGGCCTTGAGTATGCCCGGTATGAAGATGAATCTACGGAAATATATGACACTGAGTCTTCAGAGCGTGCCTTTGAAGAAGAAGTGATGCTTTCTGGTTTTGGGTCAGCACCCGTTAAACAGGAAGGTTCCGCAGTTTCTTTTGATGATGCACAAGAAGCGTACACAGCACGGTATACGCATGAGACTATATCACTTGCCTTTTCTATTACAGAGGAAGCAATTGAAGATAATCTTTATGACCGTCTTGCTTCTCGCTACACAAAAGCTTTGGCTCGTAGCATGTCTAACACTAAACAAGTGAAAGCTGCTGCAGTACTAAACAATGCTTTTGATAGCAACTTTACAGGAGGTGATGGAAAAGAGCTTTGTGCTACAGACCATCCACTTGTAAATAACGGTACGCTTCGTAATGAACCCAGCACTGATGCTGACCTAAACGAAACCAGTCTTGAGAATGCTCTTATTGACATTTCAGCTTTTGTTGATGAGCGTGGTCTTAAAGTATCGGTTCGTGGATTAAAACTGATTGTCCCACCAAGTCTTCAATTTGTTGCGGATCGTCTTCTTGAGTCCACTCTTCGTCCAGGTTCTGCGGACAACGATGTTAATGCAATACGTAACATGGGTATGCTTCCGCAGGGTTATGTTGTTAACCATTATTTGACGGACACAGATGCGTTCTTCATTAAGACGGATGCTCCTCGTGGCTTCGTTCATTTTGAGCGTATGCCTATGTCCACAAAGATGGAAGGCGATTTCGATACTGGCAACGTAAGGTTCAAAGCCCGTGAGCGTTATAGCTTCGGTTTCTCTGATCCTCGTTGTGTGTATGGATCTAAAGGCGCATAAAGCAATGGGGGAGAGTTATCTCTCCCCCTATTTTCTGGGAATAAAAGCCCTAGCGACTGTCCCAGCAGACGCTTACGAAGACTCTAGGGTTACTCTCGTAAGGAGGAAGTAATATGACAAATACAACTTTCACAGGTCCCGTTCGCTCTGAAAACGGATTTGAAGTAATTAACGTTAATGCTACAACAGGGGCCGCTACAAACACTTTTGATGTTGCATCAACAGGAATAGTAACCAATAAATTTGTAAAGCATGTTGGTTTTGCTACTGGTGTTACCGTTAACACCACGGCTGGTGATAGCGATAACATTGGTGAGTTCACTCAACCTGCAAATACTATTATTACTGACATTAAAATATTCTGTGTTACAGCTCCTGTTATTGGAACTGGTGATATTGGCTACGAAGTTGGAACCTCTAGTTCTGGTGCTCAGATTGTTGCGGCACAGACAGATGAAATATTAGATGGTGGAACCACAGTTGTAATAGGTAACGTGACAACTACGGATCTTGTTTTACAGACACAGGATGCAACTACTGCACCTGCTTCTGTTCAGTACACATCAGCGGAAAGAACTATCTTTTGTAATATTACAAACACGGTAGATGCTACAACACAAGGTTCTTTTACGTTTATCATTGAATACGTACAAGTTGCATAAATTGAAGCGGGGAGATTCATCCCCCTTCTTTTAAAAGGAGATAACAATGGCTGATGCTGTAACGGCTACTACAGTTGAAGATGGTCCTAAAAAGGCTATTTTTTATCTTACAAACACTAGTGATGGAACAGGAGAGTCTGCTGTAACAAAAGTGGATGTTTCGGAACTTTCTTCTTTGCAAGACGGAACAGCTTGCACAGGTGTTAGAATTAAAAAAATTGTTTTTACCAATGTTGGTATGGGTGTAAAACTTCTCTGGGATGCTACTACAGATGTTATTGCAGCAGAACTTCCGGCAGATTACTCTGATACATTAGAATATTCTGATATGAGTGGTCTTCCAAATGTTGCAGCATCAGGCGGTAATACAGGAGACATCCAATTAACTACCGTAGGACACAGCAGTGGAGATACCTATTCAATAGTCCTTCACTGTTTGAAACAATATTAAAAAAATGGCTAAAAATCTTGACAGAAAAAACGAGTTAGAACTCGTCAAGATACAAGGGGAATTAAAAGTTCTTTCTGAGAGGATAGAAACTATAAAATCTAATGACTTACTTCATCTTCAAAAGTCATTGGATTTAATTACTAAAATTCTCTGGGGGGTAGGTATTTTAATATTGGGACAGCTTGCTATTGGTATTCGTTTGGCTCTTTTTGGATAGGATTTAATTATGGCAACTTCTGGTTCGGTAGATTTTAACCTAGACATGGCCGAAGTTACAGAAGAGGCTTTTGAAAGGTGTGGCCTAGAGTTTAGAACAGGCTATGATGCCGCCACCTCTAGAAGATCTTTAAATCTTTTATTTGCAGAGTGGGCAAATAGAGGTCTTAATTTGTGGACGGTGGAACAGGTTACTCAACCTTTAGCTCGATTATCTTCCTCTTCCTCTATTGATACTTATCCAATTGGATACATAACAGCTACTGTAGGAGCTTCAACTAATTTAAGTGTGGGCGAGACTATTACAGGAGCTACTAGTGGTGTTACAGCATCTGTTATTGATAAGCCTAGTTCTACGACAATTAGAATAACTGTACCTTCTGGAAATTTTACAGCAGGGGAAAACATAACAGGTTCTAGTAGTTCTACGACTACTACAATTAGTGCAAACCCTAGTTTATCAGATGTTCAAGCTACGGTAGACATGCTTGAAGCTGTCATTAGGAGAAGTGGTACAGATATATCTATAACTAGAATAAATAGAGGAGATTATCTTAGCACTCCTGAAAAAACAACTCAGGCTAGACCTTCTCAATTTTATGTAGATCGACAAATAACACCTACTGTTACTCTTTGGCCTACTCCTGAAAACTCAACAGATCAATTAATCTATTACAGAATTAGACGCATTCAGGATGCAGATGCTGGTGTTAACACCGCTGATTTACCTTTTAGATTTTTGCCCTGTTTAGTAGCTGGGTTAGCGTATTATATATCTGTTAAAAAAGCACCTCAAAGGATAGGTCTTTTAAAAGATATTTACGAAGAAGAATTTCAAAGGGCTGCTTCAGAGGACGGAGAAAGAACCGCTTTGCGATTGGTTCCTAGTTATTCTTCGCTTAGTATTTAAAATGCCTAGATATGCTTCTGGAAAATATGCTTTAGGAATATCAGATAGATCTGGCAGAGCATACAAGTTAAACAACATGATTTTAGAGTGGAATGGTAGTTTAGTTGGTAAAGATGAGTATGAAGCTAAACAACCACAATTGGAGCCTCGAAAAGTTTTAGCAGATCCTCAAGCTTTAAAATTAAGCAGACCAGCTCGAACAGAACCCGCTGTTGAAGTTTTGTTACCGTTTAATTCGTTTAAATCTGGATCTAGTGGTTCTGCAATTATTACCGTTACAGAAATAAATCATGGTAGAGTAACAGGAGATACAGTGAGATTTAGGAAAGTAGAGGCTTTCGATGGCTTTACAGAATCTGCTTTAGAAAATTCTTCTGGCTTCTCTATTACTAAGGTAGATGATAACAGTTATACTTTTACTTCTGGAAGCGGAACTGCCACAACAGGAAATATAAAAGGTGGCGGTGGATTTTCTTCTGTAGGTCCTGTAACAGTGAGTGCATGATATGGCGTATACATTTACAACTTTAAAAACAGCTATCCAAGATTATACACAAAATACGGAAACGACTTTTGTTAATCAGTTACCTCGTTTTATTTTAAATGCAGAAGAACGTATTCTTAAAGAATGTCAATTAGATGTATTTAGAAAAAATGTTCAAGGTTCTGCTACATCTGGAAATCAGTATTTATCTAAACCAACTGATTTTCTAGCTCAAAATTCTTTGAGTGTAATTAATTCTTCTAGCAAAGAGTTTCTTTTGTATAAAAATGTTACGGCTTTACAAGATTTTACACCTAATCCAGCTACAACAGGAACTCCCAGGTTTTATGCAGATTGGGATAACGACACTTTTTTATTAGCTCCTACTCCTGACTCAAACTACACGATGGAGCTTCATTATTTTTACAGACCTACTTCTATTACTGCCAGTGGAGATGGAACAAGTTATTTGGGGGATAATGCGGAACTTGCTCTTCTATACGGTAGTTTAGTGGAGGCGTATACCTTTATGAAAGGAGAGGCTGATTTGCTTCAACTTTATAATGCTAGGTTCCAAGAATCACTTCAATGGTTGAAAAATCTTGGTGAAGGTCTTCAAACTAGAGATCAGTATAGGTATGATAGAGTTAGAAGGGATGTTGCTTAATGTTTGACGGTGAAAGTCACACTAGTATTCCAGATCCTTTTGTATTTACAAGTAACAATAGAGGTCATTCTCCAGAGGAAATGGCAGAAATGGCTATGAATAAAATTATGGTAGTATCTAAAGATGCTCCTCCTGTTATACGGGATCAAGCGATAGCACATAGAGATAAGTTGAAGGAAATACTTATTTTCTATATGAATAGAATGGCCCAGAGCGAAAGAACTACTATATGGGCTCTTATGAGACAACAAGGCCATGAAGATATGGCAGAGATTATAAGGAGGTTGTAATGGCCGTTGGTTCTTCTGCAATGTGCGGTACTTTTAAAAAAGAAATATTGGCTGGTATACATCGTTTAACTACAGCTACCAGAACAGGTTCCAGTTCAATATCAGCGGATACTTTTAAAATTGCCATGTTTACAAACAGTTCATCTATTGATGCTGATACTACAGGATATACAACCAGTAATGAAGTATCAGGAACAAATTATTCTGCTGGAGGAGCGGCTCTTAGTAGTGTTACTATTGGACTTTCAGATAATAGCAGTTCTGTCCCTACTGCTTTTGTAGATTTTGCTGATACAACTTTTTCATCATCTACTATATCTGATGCTAGAGGGGCCTTAATATACAATTCAACTCTTTCGAGTGCAGGAACTGGAGCAACTACAAATCATGCTGCAGATCCTGCGGTTGCTGTAATTAATTTTGGGGGAGATAAATCTTCAAGTGCAGGAGACTTTACTATTCAGTATCCTGCTAATGATGCAAACAATGCGATAATTAGGATTGCGTAATGTCGTCTCTTACTGGTTGGAATAGAGGATCTTGGAATGAAGGGGCTTGGAACAGTCCCATCCCTCTTGCTGTTACAGGTGTTTCAGCCGCTAGTGCTATAGGATCTGCTGTTGTAAGTCTTCCTGTTACTGTAAGTGTTACTGGAGTTTCAGCGGCAAGTGCAGTTGGTTCTACTACGGTTATTGTTCCTGTTACGGTCACTCCAAGTGGAGTTTCAACAGCAAGTGCAATCGGATCGTCTACTATTATTACAAACTCTATTCTTTCGCCAAGTGGAGTTTCAGCGTCAAGTGCTATTGGAAGCACACAAGTAAATACATCTTTTACTGTCACAGGGGTTTCAGCAGAAGGAAAAGTTAGCAATGCTTTAGTTTGGAGTTCTATTGATGATTCACAAACACCAAATTATAGTTCTATTGATGATTCACAAACACCAAACTGGGTTAAAATAGCGGCATAGGAATAAAATTATGGCATCATCATATACAACAAGTTTTGGCATAGAAAAGATTGGCTCTGGAGATCAGTCAGGAGCTTGGGGAACTACAACTAATCACAACTTTGATATTCTTGATAGAATAGCTTCTTTTAAAGCAGTTGGTCTTTCTGGATCAACTCATACTTTGACTGTTCGAGAAGCTTCTCCTGATTCAGGAACAGAAAACCTTCAAGATGGAATGTTCCGCGTAATACAATTTACAGGGGCTCTTGGTGCTAATAACACTGTAACGGTAGCACCTAACACCACCTCTGCATATTTTATTATGATAAATTCAACTACGGACTCAGGATCAAGTGGTCCTTATTCAGTAATTGTATCTCAAGGATCTGGAGCAAATATAACAATTGCAAATGGTAAATCTGCTATTGTTTATATGGATGGTGCGGGATCTGGTGCTGCTGTTGTAGATGCTATTTCCAATTTACAGTTAGCTACTTTAACTGCTTCTGGAGATATTACATCTGCTGGAACGGTTAATGTAACGGGAGATACAGCCGCTGGTGATGATGCTGCTATCGGATTCACTGCTGCTGAAGGTTTGATATTGACTGGTCAAGGCTCTACTAATGATGTGACAATCAAGAATGACGCTGACCAAGATGTTTTAGAAATTCCAACAGGAACTACTAATGTTACAGTTGTTGGCAGTTTTTCTGCGGGAACCCTAACTGTTGGTTCTGGATCTATTACAGATAGTTCTGGTGCAATTGATTTTGGTAATGAGAACTTAGCAACGACAGGCACTCTTAGTGCAGGTGCAGGAACAGTAACCAGTTTAGACGCTGGTTCTGGTACTATTAAGACTACAGGAACTATTGAGTTAGGTCATGCTACGGATACCACATTAAGTAGATCAGCGGCTGGTTTCCTAGCTGTTGAAGGAAACGATGTGTTAATGGCATCCGTGGATGATGTCTTGAGTGCAGGGTTCTCAGCTACTGCTGATGATGACGGCACAAAGTCAAGTGGCACATACACCCCTGCAACTACTGGAGGTAATTATAAAACCATTGTTAATGGAGGTGCTTTCACTTTGGCCCCTCAGACAACGGTATCAAGCATTGTTATTCAGGTTACGAATAATTCTAGTGCTGGGACCGTCACCACATCCGGGTTCACAATTGTGACCGGGGATTCGTTGACGACGGTGGATGGAGACGATTTCTTTTTGTTCAGTACAGTAATTGGGTCCTTTAAACATCTTAACGTGGTGGCTCTTCAATAATGACTTTTCCGTTTCCTGTTTATTCACCATTAAAATTGTCCGTTGCAAGTGTCAGCTTTGCAAGCACTAACGAAGATGAAGTAAATCGAACGAATTATACTTTTTCAAGTCAAGGCATAGGTACAGCAGCAGCAGATCGAAAAGTTGTTGTCGTTATCAATGCAAGTGGTGCTGGTACAAACGACATCACGGGATGCACAATTGGCGGTAGCGCGGCAACGGAAGAACAAAGTAGCGGCTTGCAGGGTGAAGCTCGAAATGCAATTTATTCTCTCAATAGCGTATCATCAGGCACAACTGCTGACATCGTTGTTACACAAAGTGGAAATGCTGGTGTGATTATGATTGCTGTTTTTGCAGTCTATGGTGCTTCCGCCACAAAAAATGCGTCAGGTACGCAAAAAGGAAATGCAATTAGTCCGAGTATAAGTCTAGCTGTTCCAGCCAATGGTGTGATTATAGCTGGAAGTTGTGCAGCCTATTCGTCTGGGTCAGCATCTAACTCAATGACATTTACCAATATAACGGAAAGAGTTGAATACCTTGGCGATAGTAACGGTTTTGTTGCTGGTGCAGCGTCAGATGCGTATGAAAATGCAGCAACAATTTCAGTTGATTCTGCCTTCAATGGTTCAAATGCCGCAACAGTTAGTTGTGCTGTTTCATACGGCCCAGCATAAAGGAAAATAGTATGGATTATTTATTTAAAAAAGCCGACGCTTCTGCCACAAGTTTGGGTGGCACAGTTACCAAAGTTAAGTTGCCAGAGCAAACAGATGGAGATGTCATTTTTACGGGAGATAAACGCCCCTTAGATCTAGGCGACTATATTCTTGTTGAAGCTATTGAAGTGACAGAAGAAGTTACATCTACTAAAAAACGTGGTCCAACCACTACTACGATAGACGGAGACAAGCAGACAGTAACATTAACGTATACAGCCGTTGATCTTACTACTGCTGAGAAAGCACAAATAGAAATAGATAGACTTGAGGCTTTGGAAACACCAACCAAATTAGCTGAAGCTGTTCTTACGGATGAGGGTAAAGCGTGGTTACAGTCAAATCGTGACTTAATAGATGTTGAGAAAGCAAAGCTGTAGGAAGCTAGGTGATTAATAACTAAAGTCAAAGATGTGGAAGCTAAATTGAACACACACGAAGCTGTTTGTGCAGAAAGATGGAAAGAAACTATTGAGAGGATAAAACGCCTTGAGCTAGTTATGATTACCGCTGTTGGTTCTCTTATTCTAATGATGGCGGGTATGCTCTGGAAGATATAATAGAAAAGAAATAAAATGCCATTAGCTAAAATAAACTTTAGACCAGGTGTTAATAGAGAAACTACTAGTTATGCCTCCGAAAATGGCTGGTTTAATTCAAATTTAATTCGCTTTAGAAAAGGACGACCTGAAAAGTTAGGCGGGTGGGTTCGTCT